CACAGATGTGTCTGGTTGGGATATGCAGGTTCGCTTTTCGTGGCTTTGGGCTTATTTTGATTTGCACAAGCATATGATGCGTCGCGTTGAGATTTGCGGTGAGCCCGCTAGTCTCGCGGTGCAGTCACTGATGTGTAATTTCATCGAAGGGGTTTGCCGGTTTATGTTGCTTGAGAAGATGGTTATATTCTCAGACGGTAGAATGGCCATTATTGATGCGGATGGGATAATGCCTAGTGGCGTCCCGTGGACCGCTTTGGGCAATACGTGCGCTCGAGTAGCACTCGCGCACGTTGTCCAGAAAGTGTCCAGTACTGTTTTCACTAATGATGTCCTGTCGATCCAGCATTTCTTGCCTATGTTGCCTCGTGCGATGGGCGATGATTGCGTTGAGTGTTTGAACGAATGGAAAGGCGGTAGCTCTAGTCGAGTCTACGCCGAACTAGGGTGTCCACTTAAGGAACCGATGGACGCAGCCAAGATACAGTCGCAGCGTTTACGCGGTATTGATGGGATTGAGTTCTGTTCATGGAAGTTCGGGGCCGGTGGGCAAAAGTATACACGCGTCAACGTGGAGCGTTGCGTTGTCAAGTTTCTTGCCCATAAACCTCTGGACCAAGTGTCAGTGGATGTCGCCGTGGAGGAAGCGTGGCGGATTGTCGGGTTCTTTACCGATTTTCGCTACAACCCCAGCGTTTGTGCTTCAGCAATTGCTTTGTTCAACCGTTGTGGGTATTTGGCTGATCCGAAGATATGTCGGATAGTCAGAGATCAAGTCGAGATGAGACGTTCGTTGTACCCTGGGTTTCAGCGTGTGTCGGAGTATTTCAGCGTTAGCTGGATAAACCCGACCGCTGACCTTGAGGGCTTCGAGTATGTCCACCTTGACTGACTTCCTGGGGTGTGTTCCCTAGCTTCACTCAGTAGGTTGGTCACTGAGATGAATAAGTCTAGGAAGGGCGGTGTCCCGAAAACCACCAATGCGTTAGTTTCACGCAGAAAAGAAGCAAACCAGAAGGATCAGCTGCGCAGCCAACAAGCTGCGCTCGAGAAAAGGGACAACCTTATTCGCACTCTACGTGCCAAGGTGTCCCAGGTTGGAGACCCGCTCGTTCAAGCTAATCAACTTGTCTCCCGTCGTGTGCCGCAC